CAACGATAGGTTGGCATCGGAATCTTCATCTCACACCTCCTGGCTGGCGATGGCCCAGCGCAGCAGCGCCAGCGCGTCGGCTTCGTTGTCGTCGCCGGGCGCGTGGCCGCGCGCGCGGATCGCCGCGATCACATCGCCCTTGCCCGCGTTGCCCTTGCCGGTGGCGTGTTTCTTGATAGTGCCGACCGGCACGCCCTGGTACGGGATCTGGTGGTGCTCGCACCACGCCGTGAGCGTGGCGAGGAAGCCGCCGTAGGCGTGCGCCGCGTCGGTCGAGACGTGGCGGCGCACCTCTTCGAAGTGCAGCGCATCGATGCCGCCGGCCACGGCCTTCAGTTCCGTGAGCCATCGCTTGAAACGCAGGAAGCGCATGCCGCCGCCTTCGAAGCGTCGAGGGCGGAAGCTCTCGCTGCCGCTGGTGATGTGGCCGTCGCTGCCGCGCAGCGCCCAGCCGGTGGTGGTGCCCAAATCGAGGGCGAGGATGGTGGTGGTCATGGTTGCAGTCCTTGTTCGGTTCGGACTGACGGATCGGACGGATCACATCGAAACTTCCCATGAGGTGCGTGCGTGCGCACGCGCGCGTAGGAGTTACGACGTAGTCCGTCAAATCCGTCAGTCGGGTGTGTCGGCATGGCGGTCAGTTGTCGGCGTAAGGGGTGTAGGCGGGCGTGGGCGGGTGCTTGAGGCCCACGCCACGGAAGCCGCGCAGGCCCGCCGTGTTGCGCCACTTCTCGACACCACGGGTGATGAGCAGATCGGAGAACCGCTTCTGCGAGCCGATGAACTCGCCGGCGGAATCGGCCCACTGCTTCCAGTCGTTGAATAGCTCGGCGGTCAGGGACTTGGCGTTGGCTTCGCGCACGCAGCGTTCGTCGAGCCAGCGGCCGAGCGCGTCCTCGGCCTCGAAATACTCCTCGGTCGCTTCGAGCACCTGCTGCGGTGGATCGAGCCGACCCAGACGCTGCCAGTCGAGACAGCCCTGAACCGCCCACGCCAGGATGCCGTCGCGCTCGGCCAGCAGCTTCTGCTGGAGATGCTTGTCGCGGCGCTCGGGCGGCACGGTGATCGTGAATGGGATCAGGTGCAGCCGTCGCTTCATCGCTTCGTCGATGTTGCGGATGGCGGGCTTGTGGTTGCCCGCCACGACCAGCTTGAACTGCGGGAAGAACTCGAAGAAGTCCTGCCGCATGAAGCGCGCGGAGATCTTGTCGCCGCCGGTGAGGTTCTTGACCTTGGATTCGGCCCAGCGCCGTCCTTGCTCGGTTTCGACGGCGGCCACGAAGCGCGCGCCGCGCAGGCCCGCCATGTCGGTCGGGTGCCGGTCGGTGCGCGTCTCCATGAAGGTGTCCATCGGCGCATTGGCCGCGTAGTCGCCGAGGAT